ATACAGGAAGAGATTACTACTCTCTTCGAGATGAGTTAATTGCAAGAATACAAGACCGTATTCCTGAGTGGAATGCTTCTGATCCAGCAGACTTTGGCGTTGCTTTAGTTGAAGCCTTTGCATACATGGGCGACTTAGTATCGTATTACATTGACCGAGTTGCTAATGAATCCTTTATTAGAACTGCAACTCAACGAGAGAGTTTATTAAACATTGCTTTAACCTATGGGTATACCCCTGCAGGTTATAGAAATGCCACGGTAGGAATTACTTTTACTAATTCATCTGAAGATGAGGTAACCATACCTACTGGAACTGTTGTAAGTGGTCAAGTAATTATTGATGACACCGTTGAAACTGTTTATTTTACAACCGTTGCTGATGCTGTAATTGACGCACTTGTTGGAGATACTCCTGGAGAGTATACCGTGAGTGCCTCTGAAGGAAGGTCAGTTACTTTAATTGCAGATGAGACCACTACATATGGAGAGTTAGTTGGAACATCTACTGGAACTCCAGCAATGAGATTTGTTCTTGGAGAATCTCCTGTAGTTGATGGTTCTGTAGAGGTCTATGTTCAAGATGGGGATTTGTTTTCTAAGTGGACACAGGTTGAACACATAATTGATTATTCAACAAATGATTTAGTTTATTCATTATTTATTGATGATAATAATCTTGTTTATATAAATTTTGGAGACGGTGTCTCAGGTGTAATACCAACAAATTATTCTGAAATTAGAGCGCTGTATACTGTTGGAGGTGGTTCTATAGGAAATATTGAATCAGCAGTTATAGATACTATTGAATTTATTCCTAACTTATCAGAGGGAGAAACAACTGCGGTACAAGGTGCGGTAACTGTAACAAATGAAACCGCCGCTTTAGGTGGCTCTGATCCTGAGACCAACGATCAAATTCGTGCTTCAGCACCAGCAGCCTTACGTTCTGGTAATAGAGCGGTTACATTAAAAGACTTTTCAGATCTTGCACTGTCTGTTAGTGGCGTTGGAAAAGCCAATGCGACCGCTGCTGTTTGGACATCCGTCACGTTGTACATAGCACCCAGTAGATCAGCAACCGATATAGATATTGCTCCAGGGTTAGATGATTCAGGTGATCCAACCGCAGAGTTTGAACGCATACAAACTAGTGTTGAAGAGTTTTTAACTAATAAAGTATTAATTGGAACAACGGTTACCGTTCAACCTCCTACTTATACTGATTTAATTTGTACTCTTGCTTATACAAAGACAGACCAATACACAACTGCCGAGGTAGAAGAGAATATTAAAATCGCTATCTTAACTGGTTTTGGTTATGTAAATGCAACTTTTGCAGAAACTATTTATCCACGAGATGTTGAGTTTATGGTGCTACAAGCACCTGGTGTAAAGACTGTAAATGTTACGGCTCTGCATTTAACGGCTGGTTCTGGAGCCAATACTATGGTAGGAACTGCTGGACAAATCTGGCGTTTTCAAGAAGCAAATCTAAATATTGCCGCCATCTAATGAGTAACTTGTCTGGAATATATAGGGGTATTGTAAAAAACAATACTGATCCCAAAAAACAAAGTCGTTTAAAAGTATCTATTCCCCAGTTAATTGGGGCTCAAGTTACTGGATGGATAGATCCTGCTGAACCTGCTGGAATTAGAACAGAACCCCCCGCAGTTGGCCAGGGAGTTTGGATTTCTTTTGAGGGTGGCAACCTTGAGTATCCTATTTGGTTTGGAGCATTTGGTAAAAATAAAGGTAAAAATAAAAAAATATTTATTAAACCCTTGGCTAATACAACTTCTTTAACTGGATTATCTACTCATGTAATAACTGCTAAAAGTTCTGATGGAACTACAGAGGTAGATTTGACCGCTACCTTTATGGCTCTAGCAAATAAAGTAAAAAGTTTAGAAACAAGAATGACAACAGCCGAAGGAAAGATAACTACCTTGGAAGGAAAGGTTTCTACCTTAGAGTCACAGATGACAGGAAAAGCCGCTACAGGACATACCCACTCGTAGTTAAGACAGTAAATAGGGGGCAAACAAGAGAAAATAGACCGTTAGGTCTGAGAGGAAATTAAGTGACTGCAGCATACCCATCGTCCGTAAAATCCTTTACAACAAAGGTTGATTTTAGCGACACCGTTCTTGCCGAGCACGTAAATAGTCTTCAAGAAGAGGTTAACTCCTTACAAACAAACCTTGGAACCCTTATTAAGACAGGTTCAGGTTGGGTTGGAGATTTTGATCTTGTAACTACATCTTGGAACACGCTTAAAGATCGTTTGGCTAATATTGAATATGGTATAAAAGACATTTACGACGAGTATGTTTCTGACGTCGGTGGTTCAGTAATTGTCTCGTCTGCTATTGGAGTAAAGAGTCTTGTTGTAAGAGCCAGGGCTAGTCAAACCGCAAACCTAGTTGAATTTCAAACTTCAGCATCTGCAGTTGTAACTAAGGTTCTTCCAGACGGAACCATACAGACACGGGGCAAAGAATTAGTACCAGTTATTTACGCAGCAACTCAACCAACTGGATCAGATTTTGCCGCTGGAACTATATGGGTTGATTCCTCTACTGACGTAGATGCAACCTCTGTTACAGGTAGTGGATCACTAAATGACACTCTTATGTTAATGGGAGGCTGATATGGCAAAGGCTTCGTATATCTGGACTGGAAGTGAGTGGCTTCCTGTTGCTTCGGCGTTTCCTACAGCACATCAAAGATTTATAAGTAGTAGTGCTGCAACAACCTACACCCTCGGTGTAAACGATATTAGTAAAGCATTAGTGTTTACTAGCGGTAGCAGTATAACTTTAACAATACCACCAGAATCAACTTATCCCTTTGTTGATGGACAAACTTTTATTGTAATTCAAAAAGGAAGTGGTGTGATAACGGTGACTGCGGGTAGTGGTGTTACACTTAGATCAAAATCTAGTTATGTTAATACTGCTGGTCAGTATTCTGAAGTTAGATTAATAAAAATTGGAACAAACGAATGGTTGTTATCTGGCGATTTGAGTTCTTAAGGATGGTAAATTGTGGCTAGATACGGTATAAATTATTACGGCGCTACCGATTATGGTGCGTTTGTTAAACTCGCTTTTTCTGTAGAGCCAATGTCTGTATTAGTTTTAGACTTTACAAAAGTTTTAATAGGTTGGCAAACCCCTCGAGGTGATTTTTCTCGAATAAGATTACTAAGAAGTCAAGTTGGATTTCCAGAAACTGCAGAAGATGGAATTATAATTTTTGATGAGTTTGCTACAGAAGGAACGGTATCTCGTGCAGAATACATTGACGGAGAAGATAATCCATCAGATGTTCCACTAATTCCTGGAAGACAAACTTACTATCGAGTATTTTTATTTACTGACCAAAGTGTTTGGAGAGTTGCGGGTTCTATAACTGCAATTGTACCTTCAAATCACAACGTACAAACAACCTTTATGAATAGCCTTCCAAGAGTATTTACTAGTAGTGAACAAGGTTCATTTGGATCAGTAGACACTAATTCATATCTATATAATTTTATGTCAGGGTTAACATTTTCACAAGAACAGTTCTACACTTTACTTGATTTATTAAAACCAAGACACACAGGTATTGAGACTCCTGTAGAACTCTTGCCCTTAGAGGTTGCAAGTCTGGGGTTAACGCCAGAGGCTGGGTTACCTACTAAAAACAGAAAACGATTAATACGAGAAGCGAACTATTTATATGCTCGTAAAGGAACTAAAGTTGCATTAGAGACGTATGCTGAATCTTTAACTGGATTCGAACCTACGATAACTGTTTCTGAAAACCTACTACTTACAGTTCAAGACTCAACCTTCTACGGTGGAATTGGTAATTGGGTTGCAAGTAATGCCGTATTAACATCTAGTACTGAACAGGTTCCTGACTCAAATACAAATCAAATAGATACAACAAAAACTGGAAAAATAGTTGCATCTAACTCTGGCAGCATGGTGTTGGGTAATACAAACATAATTACAAAAGGTGTTCCAGTATTACCTAGCACCGCATATATAGTTTCGTGCAAATTAAAGTCTCCTGCAAGTGCGGGTAACATAACTTTATCAGTAAGATTTTACGATAAAGATGGAACAGCAACTTCTGCAGCAAACACCGCTACCGCTGTTGCTGCTAATAATACTTGGAAGTCTGCAAGCAAAACCGCAACATCAGATGCTACTTCTTCATATGCAATTATAACTATTGCATATAGCGCCGCTGGTACATACTACATAGATCAAGTCTGTATGCAAGAAGGTGGCACGGTTGCTTACGATGAAGCACGTGCTATTGATGTGTTTTTAAGTCCGTTAAAAACAAATTATATTAAAAACCCATCCTTTGAAGTGAACTCAACTACGTGGGCATTAAATGGAGCAACCTTTACACAAGACTCTGGTGTTCCAACATATGGTTATTCAGGAAATTACAGCGGTAAATTTGTAGTAACGAATCCTTGGAGCATTACTACAGACTACGAGATACCTGTAACTCCAGGAAAGTATTACACTGCATCAGCATCTATCAAAGCATTGGCTGCGTTATCTGCAAATATAAAAATTACATTTTATGATGACGCTGACGCTGTTGTAGAGACTGTAACTCAAGCAATTTCAGTAACTACTTCTTTTGCAAGTGTTACGTTAACGGGTTTAACTGACTCTACATCAGAGGCGTCATACGCTAAGGTATCGTTTTATGGAACTACGGCAGGCAGTATTTTCTTAGATCTAATTCAGTTTGAACAGTCTCAGGTAGCCACAGATTACTTTGATGGCTCATTGCCCTCAGACTTTGGTGCGGTTTGGGAAGGGACTGACGACGCCTCATATAGCCACTTGTATCCAAGTAAGCCAAAGAAGATCCCTAGATTAGGCAAGACTATGAATGACTGGGTACCTCAGAATGCTTTCTGGAGATTACGCACCTATGATGGAGTGGAGTACACCACCACTACGGTGTAGGATCTTGGGCTATGACTACAGAAATAGTTATATCCGTATTACTCACAGGAATGGCAGTTACTTACGTAATTGAATTTCTAGATCTATTTATCTCTGGCTTTATTACTAAGCCAACTTTAAACAAATACTTTGCGCTACCCCTAAGTTTCTTGGGTCTTTGGGCTCAATTGGATTTGTATTATGATTTCTTTGTTTTAGTCCCAGCAGCAACCTTTGTATCTTTGGCAATTGGAATGTACTTAAACAAACCAGTAGTGATTAAATCACCTACTCGTTTATCACAACTGTAGGAGGAATATGAATATCGGAGTTATCTCTTTTGAAGATGTATGCGTTGATGAGGGTGTGGAGGAACTCATTAATAAATACGGCGCAACTAATGAGTTAAAGGTCTTTATTCCAGTAACAGGAAATGAAAACCATTTTGCTGAGAGTGTTATAGAGGTATGTAAGAAGCACTCTATAAAGGTAACTTGCTTTATAGTAAATGCTTTTGAAATAGATCACCTACTCATTGCTGCAGATGACATAATCATTACTGATAACCCAGTAAAAGAAATTATTCGCCAGATAACTCCTAATGATGTAATTGGAATGGTGTGGGACAACTCAACTCAGGCGCATCTAATACTTGGCGCTGTTGAAGATTTTGGCATAGAAGTCTGGGATATCTCAGAGGGATTGGATAAGATTGAGGTCGATTACTCAGAGGTAGGAACTGACGAACTGTATACCGCAATGATGGATAGTATGGGTGTCTTTGTGGAACACATGGCTGACTACATAATGACTACGGTGCTGGATGTCCTAGCCATTGAAGTAGCCAAGCGCATTGAAGAAGGAGATGGGGGCAAAGACATATCCCCCTTTAAGGACGACAACCCTTGAAAATCCCTTTAAAGGCTTATTCAGCCCCTCTTACCGATTATCAGTTCCGACTGCTTGTTGTAATCTGCCATTTATCAGGCTCCAAAGACCGTTTTAAGACCTCAGTAGAGGAGTTGTGTAGACAGACTAACAAAACTTCTGACCGAACCGTTAGAAGTGCTCTCAAAGCCTTAGAGAAGCATGGGCTACTTATTAGAACTCCTAGCAAGAGGGCTAATGGTTTTAAAGGTATGGACTGGTATGAAGTGGTGGAAAATTACCGCACTACAGAAAAAGATGCAGTAGATTACCGCACCGAAAATTACCGCACCTCACATGACTATAAGTCACATAGCAGTATGACTAATAAGTCATTAGTACCTAATAGTAAAGATAGTAATAAATTAAAAGATTCTGAATCCAAGGGGATTCTAATGAAAGAGATACGAGTACCTATGAGACAATATCAAGATGATGGAGATAATCTGGCAGGCTTTGGACTTGTCGAACCGAAGGATGTTCCAGGCCCTAAGATCAGAAAATCCGATCCTAAAACTAGGGGAAGACGACCAGAGCATGAGTGGACTCCAATGGATGTCGCTGCAGAGTTTTCTTATCGTGTCGGGCGCAAGTACCCCTTACTCCCTGGAACAGTTAGCGTCAAGCAACTCTCAGGAGCCCTGGCTAAATTTAGAAAGCAATACGAAACCAACGCCCTCATTGAGTTAGAGTTACTCCGTCTGTTTATGGCAGATGAGAGAAACTTTAAGAACATTGGCGATGAAGCACCTATGCTGTATAAGATGTACCTTGCTTCTTTTGGGAAGAAGATGAATCAAGCCAGAGAGAACCTTGGTCTTAATAAAATTAACGCCCCAATAGATACATCAGTTAAGATGGGAACAATGCAAGCAAGTGATGGACGTACTTTCCAGAATTCACTTTCTGGTAGAGCACAACTAGCAAGATATGAAAAACGATTAAAGGAGAATATAAATGGCTAAAAAAATAGTAAAAACATTTAAAGCAGAGTTGCATAAAAATGTTTCAAAAGGTGGGGGTTGGCTAGGAAGCCTTTCTGCAACACAAATTGATCCAGTATCAGGTAGAGAATTAGTGCTTTTTTCTTCTACAACGGCATGGTCTAGTTTATCAGCAGCAAAACGTTGGGTTAAATACTTTGTTCAAAATCAAACTACAAGAAAAAGCATAAAGTACATTACAACTGAACATAGAGATGAAAAAGGAAAGCCCATATCATATATAGGTACCTTTAACTATCGTCAAGAAAGCAGTGTATAGACACAACTAATGCGTAATAAACTCACTATTTCTTTTGATCCATTAAATGAGAATGTTTCTATAAATGGAGATTATCCAAAACGGTCAAGGCAAAGTTACGAATGATGGAGTTCAGTTTTTTCTGCCCTTCCTGTAAAGAGAGGGTTCACGGCATTGCAACTGAGCGTGATAGTATGAATTTAGATTTAAAGTGTTACTCTTGTAATACCGATTGGGAAAAGGTCATAGTAGATAGAGGGTCAGATGAATAACAGATTAATTTATCCAACTAATAATATAGCGCTTAGATTTTTTGGCGATGTAATGATAATGGTTGGTTCCTGGATCCTAAATATAGGCATGCGGTATGGCGGTATGTATGAGTATGAGTTTGAAGACGACGATGTATGACATCAATCAACTCTCAGCCTTAAAGAAGCACTGGCTACTTCGTAACTCAAATATCCCACGTCGCTTCCTCGGCCTTGAGCCACAAGACCTTGTGGACAGAGCAGGATCCTTTCCTGACGAGGTGAGTACGTGGATAGATGACTGCGTGAGCGGTCAGGTTATAAAGCAGATCGGCCATATCGGAGTTAATGGAGTTGGTCTTCTATTTGATGGTGGACCTGGAATTGGTAAGACGACCCACGCAGTAGTTGCTGCTATGGAGTTTGTTCGCCGCCTTCCTGATACTGATGCAGAGGCTGCAAAGGTATTGGGCATGAGTGCATCTGACTTTGGTCTTGGCGCTAGGCCCGTGTACTACATGACTTATCCTGAATTCTTATCTAGAAAGAAAGCAACCTTTGATTCAGACTTTGAAGATAAGAAGCAATCTGTCTATGAGATAGATGGCTTTCATGGCAGATCTAAATTTGATTGGTTAAATGTAAGAATTCTTGTGATTGATGACTTAGGAAAAGAATATGGTTCTAAGTACGATGACTCATCATTTGATGAGATACTACGTCTTAGATACGACAAGGCTCTGCCAACAATTATTACAACCAATGTAAAATTAGAGAATTGGGAAGCAGAGTACAAGGAAGCAATGGCAAGTTTTGCTAACGAAGCCTTTATTCGAGTTCCAATAGTCGGTGCAGATTTAAGAGCAGCACAATGAAAGGGATGAGCATGGATAGTCCTTGGCGGACAGTTCAATTGTTTATCTCTTCTCAGGCTGCGGGCGTGTTTGAGGTTGAGGTTGATACTGGAACAAAAAGAGTCAGGTGTAGTTGCCCTGTTTGGAAAAAGAGTTTAAAGTGTAAGCACGTCTCTTTTGTTAACAATAAAATGAGAATGAACAACGGACATTATTCGATCCTTGTGCCAGAAGAAATCCCAGAAGAGTTAGCCTCACAAGCCAACTCTGACCCAAAGACATTTCGTGATTTTGTAGTTAGGTATGCTAAAGTCGAGGTACTATGAAAAATGGAGACATATCAAACGTCTCCTCTCCGCAAGTCATTTGTGTAACAGATGTAGTAATTCCTTTAGTAGAAGAAGTTACTAAGAAATTATTAGTTACAAAAGTTGGCTTAAAGTTAGGGGAAATAAATCTTCAGGGTGCTAACAAACTCTGGTTGTTATCAAACAATTATGGTATCTCTTTAGAGTTAGCAGGTTATGCTGATCAAGGGTGGACCAAAGAGTTACTTGAAAAAGCCTTTGAAAAGTTAGAAAGAGAAGTAGTCAATCCATTTAACTATTGGAACCTCTACGAGGACCCAGGTGAGTTAGTTAGAAAACTTCCTTACCGTGCTAATCTTCGTGGCGTAGTAGATGTTCAATGGAGAGTAGCAAGATACGGATCAGCAGGAATAGAACTAGATAACTTGTAAGAGGGGGCACTAAATGGCATCTGACAACGAACATCGTTTAGTCAGTAAGGTCATCCGTGATCGAGACATTGTTCCAGCACTACAGCGTGGTGTTAATGAGTCTTGGTTTTTAGATGACGACAACCGTAAAGCATGGTCATTTGTTCGTAAACACTATGGTGAGTACAGCGAAGTTCCTACTGCCGTAACAGTAAAAGATCATTATCCCAATTACAAAGTTTTAGATGTTCAAGACAATCTTGAGTACCTGTTGGATACCATGGTTGACTTTCGTCGCAGATTACTTACTCGACAAGGTCTTGAAACTGCAGTTGAACAATTACAGGACAACAATCACGATGCCGCTCTCCTTGCAATGGAAGCAACTATTACTAAGGTTAATGAACAAGGCATTCTTGGCACACATGAAATAGACTTAACTAAAAATACAGAACAACGTTATAAAGAATATCAAGCCCTACAGAACGAAGAGTTCTTAGGTATCCCTACTGGTTTTTCAAAGATAGATGAAGCAACGGCAGGTTTACAAGGCGGTCAATTAATAACAATAATTGCTCCACCAAAAACTGGTAAGTCGCAGATTGCATTAAAGATGGCTGTCAATGTTCACATGCAGGGATTTATTCCAATGTTCCAATCTTTTGAAATGAACAACCACGAACAACAACAAAGACACGATGCAATGAGAGCAAATATTTCTCATGGCAGATTACGTCGTGGAAAACTATTACCAGCAGAAGAAGATAGATACATAGATATTTTAAATAAAATGGAAACCGAACCATCTTTTCATTTAATTGACGCTGTAAATGGAATTACGGTCTCAGCCTTAGCAGCAAAGATTGAGCAAACAAAACCAGACATAGTATTTGTAGACGGTGTGTACTTAATGTTGGATGAAGTAAGCGGAGAGATGAATACCCCACAAGCAATAACAAACGTTACTCGCTCATTAAAACGTTTGGCTCAAAGAGTAAACAAACCAATCATCATCACAACACAAACCTTGTTATGGAAAATGCGTGCTGGAAAAGTTACGGCCGACTCAATTGGTTACTCATCTTCTTTCTTTCAAGACTCTGATGTTATTTTAGGACTAGAACCAGTTGAAGAAGATGAAGATATTAGACTATTAAAAATTGTTGCTAGCCGTAACTGTGGTCCTAGTGAAACTGCTTTAACTTGGCGTTGGGAAACAGGTTGCTTTCATGATGAAGAACAGATGATGAAATGCAAATTTTGTTCTGATTGGGGCCGTGTGTGATTGATGTAGAAAAAATTCTTTTATTTTTAGAGGTGTCTCTTCACGCACAAAGAGGTTCTGAAGTAAATGGTTTATGTCCAATGCATAAACAAAGAACAGGTAAAGATGATCACAGGCCTTCTTGGTGGATAAACACGGAAACAGGCGCCCATATTTGTTTTTCCTGTGGGTATAAAGGAAACATCTATACTTTAATTTCAGATGTAAAAGGTATTGATTACCATGATGCACGAGATTACATAGACGACACAGCAGAAGTTCCTATTGATTCTTTAATGAAAAGAATTAAAGAGTTACCACAGTATGTTGTTGCTGAAGAAACCATACCCATGTCTGAGGCTAGATTAGCGGTCTACGGAGAACCGCCCGACATAGAACTAAAGAAAAGATTTTTAACACGAGAAGCCGTAAATAAATATGAAGTTTTATGGGACGAAACAAGTGAAGCCTGGATATTACCCATTCGTGATCCTGAAACTTTTTCACTATTAGGTTGGCAAGAAAAAGGTGCTAGAGGAAGATTTTTTAAAAATCAACCTGCTGGAGTTAAAAAATCTAAAACTGTTTTTGGAGTTCAACATTTAAACGAGGAACAATTAATAGTGGTTGAATCCCCTTTAGATGTGGTGAGGTTAGAGTCTGTTGGAATTTGTGGATCCGTATCAATTTATGGCGCAATGATGAGTGAAGAGCAAGCAAAAATAATTCGTAGAGCAAAAAGAGTAATAGCAGCATTTGATAATGATCCTGCTGGAAAAAAAGCATGTGAACAAATACGAGACTATGCTCGTAAATATGGTTTTGATTTATTGTTTTTTAATTACAAAGATATTGATGTAAAAGATGTAGGAGACATGACTCCGTCAGAAATATCGCTTGGATTAGAAACTGCAAAACACATGTTGCATGGAAAAGCCGCTTACCTATAATGGACTTAAGAGATAAAGACCAACCTTTACATGTGTGTGTTTGTGGTTCTACTTTGTGGAATGTAAAAGCAATGTTTGAAGATGGAGAAATATCTTTATACATGTTAGATATGGAGTGCGCCTTGTGCGGCAGTTTAGCAACTGCTCCAACGCCAATAGACAATGTTTAAAGGAACTTTAAAACCGTATCAACCCGAAGCAGTAGATAAAATGGTGAACCGTAAACGAATGCTTGTTGCATATGAAATGGGTCTTGGAAAAACCTGTATGACTATTGCAGCAATAGAAAAATTAAGAGAGCAGGATGAAGTAAAAGGGTCTGTGCTTGTAGTTGCTCTATCAAGTTTAAAATATCAGTGGGAAAAAGAAATACAAAAGTTTTCTAATGCAACTGTTACTGTTGTAGACGGTAGTAAATCAACAAGACTTTTGCAATATGACCGTGGATCTAAAAGCGATTATATAATTTGTAACTATGAGTCCTTGGTTAATGATTGGGACTCTATTAAAGACCTAAATCTTGGAGCCATAATCTGTGATGAAGCCACTGCCATTAAGGGATTTAGATCTAAAAGATCAAAAGCAGTAAAAAAATTATCTGAAAATATTCCGATTCGTTTTGCCCTTACTGGTACCCCAATAGAGAATGGTAAACCAGAAGAGGTGTATAGCATTATGCAATTTGTAGATCCAAAATTACTTGGAAGATTTGATCTGTTTGATCAAACTTTTATTGTAAGAAATCACTTTGGTGGTGTTCAACGGTATAGAAACTTAAATATATTTCACGCAAAAATGAAAGAAGCGTCGGTCCGAAAAGTACAAACAGATCCAGATGTTGCTCCTTATCTTCCCGACACAATTCATCTAGATCCAATTCAAATTTCTTTTGACACAAAAACCTCTGAGTTATACAACTTAATTGCTAATGAATTGAGTCAAGAATTATATGAAGCACAACAATTACTTGGAGCAAACTTTTCTTTACTAGCACACTACGGACACGATAGTAAGCCAGGTGGTCCAGCAGATATGATGAGGGGCTCTATTATGTCTAAGATTACTTCTTTAAGAATGCTTTGTGATCATCCCAGTTTATTGATCGATAGTTCTGAAAAATTTTTAAAACAAGAAGGCGAAGGCAGTGCCTATGCATACAGTTTAAAAGAACGTTCTTTGTTAGAAAACATAACTAAACAACCAAAATTAGATGTATTAAAAAGTTATGTGGCTGATCATTTAGAGACTGATCCAGAAGCAAAAGTAGTTATCTTTACATCTTGGGTCGGCATGCTTTCTAGAATTCAAGAAGTTACTGGTGGGACTATATATACGGGAAGTATGAATGCAAAAGAGAAAGAAGCAAGTAAAGAAAAGTTTCTTACAGACCCAGATTGTCGTGTGTTTATTTCATCAGATGCAGGTGGCTACGGTGTAGATTTACCTATTGCAAATTTGTTAATAAACTATGATCTGCCTTGGTCTGCGGGTTTAGCCGTACAAAGAAATGGACGAATTAAACGAGCATCAAGTAGATGGCCAAGCATAATTATTCAAGATATTATTGTAAAAGACTCTATTGAAGAACGGCAATTTGACATGCTTCAACAAAAAAATGCAGTAGCAGACGCAGTAATGGATGGAACGGGAATCAATTCTAAAGGAGGAATTGACCTAACCGTGGGAAGTCTGATAAGTTTCCTACAACAACAGAGACCTTGAGGGGGTTAACATGGCAAGAATAAAAGAAGAAGAACCTAGAGTGGCTGCAATAGATGACCTTGAAGCACAGGCTAAACAATATATATTTTTTAAAAAACAAGTTGAGTATTTTGAGTCAGAATTAAAACTGCTCAAAGAAAAAATATTTGAAGTTGTAGACACCAAGGGTGAAGTCGATGGCAATGGAAATATTTTTGTAGAACTTCCAAATGAAATTGAAGGCGTAAGAATGTTACAAAAACAACGTCGTGTGTCTAGAAAAATTGAAGAGGGAGTTGCAGAACAAATTATTGCCGACAAGGGAATGGAAGAGCAACTATATAAAACAGTTCGAATTGTAGATGAAGATGCTTTAATGGCGGCTCTTTATGAAGGTCAATTAACTGAAGAAGAGATTGATCAAATGTATCCTCAAAAAATTGTTTGGGCATTAGTTTTAAACAAGAAGTAACTATGGCTGGATTACGTGGAGACGACGAGATTCTAGAGGCGTTTGCTGATTTAGAATACATACCAGGTTCTAAAAGAAAACGTCGTGAAGAAGATCCAAAAGTTTCTCGCCGTAAAAACGGGGAGAGTAATGGTTGGGATGCAAATCCGATCATTAAAACATTAAGTGGAAAAGAAACAGAGGTTTTTACTATTAGTGCATTAGCACTAGCGTTAGAAAAAACAATTGTTACTGTTCGCTTATGGGAA